GCGGCAACATCAGGAACTGGGTGCTGGCACCAATCGTGTGCCTGAACCCGGAGCGGGAAGCGGTACTGCAGCAAACATCAAAGGCAGCGTGACACGCTCACGCGACAACTACCTTGAAAATCGCCGCGAGCATGGTGTCTCGCCACAGCGGATTTCGCAAATACAACAGCGCAAAACTCGCCATCAGCTGAATGCCGATGGCGAGTTCGTTGAAGTCGGCGAATGGCCAGAACAGCGAACGAGTCGAGGGGCTAGCGCAGCCAGACCTGACGCATCCGGGGGAAGTGCCCGGCGTTCGCTCCTAATTCCCTCTCCCAGCGAGAAATGACCATGGGCAAATACGTCCACGATCCCGCCCCGAACGAGCGGGCGCGCCAGTTCATCCGCTGGTGTGCCGAGAACATCAGCGAGTGGCCGACCACATACCGGAGTTGCGCGCGGTGCTACGCCGGCGGGAAGAAGTCCAGGAAGTGGTGGGCGCGCAACGTCGAGTGGCGCGAACACCACAGCAGCCTCAGCTACTCCTGGGCCGTTTGCACGCGGCGTCAGTGGGAAGAGATGCGCGAAAAGCTAGAGAGGAAATCGCCATGAACGCCAAACTCCAACGCGCCCAGACGGCGTATGACGCGATGCTTCCTGACGATTCACCTTCCTGGTCTGAGAGCAGCGAATGGGAAAACCTCCACTTCGTCTGCGTCGATGACCTGATCAACAAGGGATTCGTCAGGGTGGCCGGCAAGAAGGTGCTGGAGGCCGACGTGCTCGCCATCAAGCTCCAGAAGGCCGCCGAGGACGCGCTTCCGAGTGACCACGAATGCAACCTCGGCCAGCTCATCGTCGCGCTCGAAGCCAACAACCTGAGCGAAGCCAAGCGGCTCATGCGCTGCTTCATCGGCAAGGACAAGGTGCGCGACATCGCTGGAGACCTGGTGAGCGCGAAGGAAGACGAAATCTACCGGCTGTACATGGCAGCGCAGGAGGCGGCGTGATGTTCACCATGACCTTTGACCAGAAAGGCACGTTCCAGGCCCTGTACGCAGCGCAGCACTGGCTTGAGCAGCATGGATATAGCCATGGCTCTACTTGCCTCGGATACCCGATGCCAGTCCTGAAGGGCGACTACCTGATCGCCAAGTGGCGGAACCTGTCCAGCGCTGAGATAGCGGAACTGGACGGCAAGGTTGACGGCGACTTCCGTGAAGGGCCGCTTACCTTGTATCTCAAGAAGGAGCCTGAGCCATGCACCTGATTGCGCCGACCTTCCCCGAGCTAATCCAAAGCCTGCAATCCGCGGGATTTTTTACGCCCGTCTTCCGGCGCTCGCCGTTCAAGCAGGCTGGCATGTGGCGATGCGAGGTGATGCCATGAACCTCGGACGAGTTCCCTGTGACGGCTGCACCCACTGCTGCAAGAACGAGCTTCTGGTTCTTCACCCTGAGATGGGCGACCGACCCGAGCAGTACGAGACGCAGCAGGTGAAGAATCCCATCACCGGCCAGCAAGTTTTCGCGCTCAAGCAGAAACCGAACGGCGACTGCATCTACCTGGGCGACGACGGCTGCACGATCCACGGCAAAGCGCCTGCGATCTGCCGTGAGTTCGACTGCCGCGCGCTGTTTATCCGCGCCGGATCACGCAACGAACGCCGCCGCCTGTTGAAAACTGGACTGCTGACCAAGCACGTCCTTGAGGCTGGCCGTATCCGCGTTCACACATTGGAGGCATAGCCATGCTCCGCAAAGCCCTCCGCAACGGCCTGATCCTCGCCATCGTCGCCATGCTCCTGTTCTTCAAGGCCATCGAGTTCGCTGACTCCATTACGGGGCGGTACAGCATCGAGTCGCCTCAGCACCCAATCACGCCCCCGTCCGCAGCGGGCCGGTAAACCGGATATCTGCGGCTGGATCAGCCGGATAGTGCCAGGTGTGAAAACCCCGGCAGCCAAGGCCCGGAGCGCCCTTTTCTACGCCTGAGCGACTTGGCCGAGTGGCGCCGTAAGCGCCTTCCCTTCCTCTTATTCCTGGAGAACAGCATGAGCAAGCACACACCTGGGCCTTGGCATATCCCAACTACTCCAGGCTCTTCTGGAGGAATAGCGCACGCAAACGGCTATGTGGCGTTCACAGCAATTCCTCGTGATGTTTCCGATGAGCGTGCGGCCGGCGAAAGCTGGCTGGACATGCGCAACAGAACCAAGGTTGAGCGCGATTCTATAAGGACGGAGCAGGAAGCAAACCAGTTCCTGATCACCGCAGCGCCTGACATGTTCGAAGCGCTGGACAACATCAGCGGTCTATCGCGCGCACTTCGTTCTGGCGGTCCTGATCCGATGGACCTGCAAGGCCTGTCGGACGCTCTTGAAGAGGCAATAAGCCTCGCACTCTCAGCCATGGCGAAAGTCACCGGTCAATAACCCATTCCCCCCTCAACCAGCTGCGCGCCGCGCGGCAAGGAACAGTCATGCACGCGAATAACATGCGGCTGTGGGACCAGGTCCAGGCGACCGATCCTTCCGCCACCAAGAGCGCCAAGGTCGATGGCCAGCAGATCACCTCGATCAGCGGCCAGCACATGATCATGAAGGCCACGCAGATGTTCGGCCCTGTCGGTATTGGCTGGGGCTGGAATGTCATCGAGGAGCGCTTTGACCAGGGCGGCCCGATCTTCCGTGAGGTCACCGATGCCAACGGGCAAAAGACAAACGAGCTGATCGGGCACGAAGTCGGTCACACCGTGCGCATCAAGCTTTGGTTCGAACTCGACGGCAAGCGCGGCGAGGTCGAGCAGTACGGCTGCACGCCGTTCTCCTACAAGTCCAAGTGGGGCATCACCACCGACACCGAGGCGCCGAAGAAGTCGCTGACGGATGCCGTGAAGAAGTCCCTGGCGATGCTCGGATTCAGCGCCGACATATTCCTCGGCCTGTTCGACGACCGCGATTACGTCGAGGCGCGCAAGGAAGAGGAGCAGATCGCCAAGGCAGAAGATCGCCAGGCTGCCGAGGACCAGGCGAAGGAAGAACGACTTGCCTACATCAAGTCGGTCATCGAGACCATGCAGAGCGCCCATTCCCAGCACGAGCTAAAGAAGATCCACGACGTCGCCGTCCGCAAGCTCACCGCTCGCAAAGACGACAACGGCGTCAAGCGCATCGCCCGCGAGCTCGCCGACCAATCCAAGCGTTTCGCTGAGGAGAAAGCAGCATGACCCAACTCTACGTGCTCACCGAGCAATTCCGCGAACTGCAGGCCCTGGCGGTAAATGCCGACGAAGACATGGCCGTCGCAGTGCGCGACACCATGCAGGCTATCGAGGGCGAGTTCGAGGAAAAGGGGAAGGCCCTGGCTGTCATCGTCCTGAACATGGATACCGATGTCGAGGCGCTGGACAAGGAAATCGAACGCCTGACCGAGCGCAAGCGCGCCATCAAGAACCGGCAGGAGTCCCTTAAGGACTATCTGCGCGAGAACATGGAAGCGGCCGGCATCAAGAAGATCAGTTGCCCGCTGTTCTCCATCACCTGCGCGGAAGGCCGAGAGATCGCCGTGGTGGACGACGAATCGCTACTGCCCGACGAGTTCATGCGGGTGAAGACCGATGTCGCGCCGGACAAGGCTGAAATCGCCAAGGCGCTCAAGGCCGGAACCGAAGTTCCTGGTGCGCACCTGGAGCGTGCCAAGAGCTCGATCAGGATCAAGTGAGGTGCAGCATGAGCATGATCCCCATCGACTACCGCGCTCAACATCCACTCGAAATAGCCCGTGACCAGATCGCGGGCAAGGTGGCCGAGTATCTGGCGGCGGGTGGCGAAATCGCCTTCGTGCCCATCGGCGTATCCGGCGAAAAGGATGCAGTCTGGAACAACCGCAAGCGCACTCCCGGACAAACCGACAATGCGCATGCGGCCTTCCAGCGTAATGCCGCTGAGAAACGTCGCCTTCTCGCCGATACCGCCCGCTACTGCGCCGAGCGGGGAATGTCCATCAGCGCTACCGCCGACGCGATGGACCTGGATAGAAACACCATCCGCAAGATCGCCGCCGAGCACGGCATTCAGTTCGGCAAGCGCTAACCACCCCATCCCCACGCCCTCCGCTGCACCGCGGCGCGGCGGAGCTTTGTCTGGAGAAACCATGACCCGTGAAGAGGCCTACGACGCGGTGGCCAAGCTCGCCGCGGAACACGCGCTGATCCTCCAGGGTTTCGGCGGAGTGCTGACCATCGTTCACCCTGCAACACAGCGCGCCGAGGGATTCGAGGGGCACTGCCTGTACATGGCCGGCATGGGCCCGATGCCAGAGAGCAAGGGGAGGCCTAAACCCGCGACAGCTCCACCTCAGCCGAGAACGGATGAACAGCTCGACATCTTCGGCGGTGTCGCCTGAAAACTGGAGTAGCCATGACTCTTCCCTACACGCTACACCTCGGCGATTGCCTGGAGGTGCTGCGCACCATTCCCGACAACAGCATCGACAGCATCGTCACTGATCCGCCCTACGGGCTCAGCCGCGAGCCGGACATGACCGAGGTGCTGCGCCACTGGCTGGCCGGCGATGACTACCAGCACCAGGCCGCCGGCTTCATGGGCAAGACTTGGGATTCCTTCGTTCCTGGCCCGGCGGTCTGGCGGGAATGCCTACGCGCACTGAAGCCCGGCGGCCATCTGCTGGCGTTCTTCGGTACCAGAACGCAGGACATCGGGACGCTGGCGATCCGCCTGGCCGGCTTCGAGATCCGCGACAGCATCGCTTGGGTGTACGGATCGGGCTTCCCGAAGTCGCGCAACATCGCAGCCCTGGACATGACCGGCGAGGACGCCGAGCGCTGGGAAGGCTGGGGAACCGCGCTCAAGCCAGCCCTGGAGCCTATCGTGGTGGCCCGCAAGCCACTGGCCGGAACCGTGGCGCAGAACGTCCTGACCCACGGCACCGGCGCGCTCAATATCGACGCCTGCCGCATCCCGTCCGAGCCAATGGCGCGGAACACCGGAGCCGGCGGACTGCCGCGGCGCCGCGAAGATGAGAAGCGTGGGCCTGGTGTCGTCTCCCAGCCGCACGCCGACGGCCGCTGGCCGGCGAACCTGATCCACGACGGCAGCGACGAAGTACTCGCCGCCTTCCCCGACGCGCCTGGCCAGCTGGCTGACGCCAGCCTGAACACTGAGTCGAGGAAAACACAGAACGTCTACGGCGCCATGCGGCGCTGTCGTGAAGGCGAGGCCAGCGCGAACAGCGAAAACGGCGGCGTGGTGGGCTTCTCGATGCGGCCAGGCATGCGCCGCATCGACACCGGTACCGCCGCACGCTTCTTCTACTGCGCCAAGGCCAGCAGGACCGACCGAAGCGAAGGCTGCGATCAGCTTCCCCGACGGCAAGGCGGCATGGTCTCGAACACCAGAGGGCAGCACCTCACGCGGCGCGATGGGTACGAACCGCCAGCGGTAGGAAATCACCATCCCACGGTGAAGCCGACTGACCTGATGGCCTACCTGCTGCGCCTGGTCACCCCGCCGGGGGGGCTCACCCTCGACCCGTTCATGGGCAGCGGAAGCACCGGGAAAGCGGCAATGCGCGAGGGCTTCCGCTTCATCGGCATCGAGCGCGACCAGGACGAGAACGGCCAGTCACTGGGCTATCTGGCCATCGCCGAGGCGCGCATCGCTCATGAGCTGAAGCGCGTCACCACGGCAGCAGCGGAAGCCGCCAAAGGCTCCGCGCAACTCGACATCTTCCACGACACCAAGGAACCCGCTGCATGAAAACCACGATCAATCTGGCCCAGATCGACGCTGACGACGTCATCGAGCTGATCGGCGAGCGCGCCTACGACGATGCGGGCGACCACGCCGATGGCTGGCCTGACGTCAGCAAGGAGGCAGAAGCAGAACTGGATCAGCTGCTGAAGGAATGGATGCGCAAGCACTGCTCCCATCCGCCCTTCTACCGGGTGAAGAACTCCATCCCCTACGTACTGAGCGCCGCTGACTTCGAGGCCTGACATCATGACCGAACAACAAGCCTGCACCCTCTGCGGCGCGGAAGGGCACACTGCTGCCCAATGCCACTGGAACAGCCCGGGCGCGCTGGAATCCATCCGGCTCCCGAAGCACGGCACCACCATCGCCCTTGAGGAAATGCTCGCCGGCTACCTGCCGGACGACCGCGAGTACATTCGTGACGTGATCGAGGCCTATGCCGATATCCAGGCGCGCAAGGCAGTGATGCTGTATAGCGGCGCCGGCCGGCAGAGCGACGCCTGCGACTGGCTGGAGAACCTGGAGGGGGATGCTTGGGCAGATGCATGTGAAGAGATCGCGGCATCGGTACAGAAGCACACCGAGCAGGCAGAGGGCGCGCAGGGGGAGCGGGTCGTCCAGACCGCGCCGGAACGCATCTATCTCATCGTGGGCGCTGATTGCCCGCGAGACGCCGACTTCAGCGAACTGGCCGAGGTCACCTGGTGCGAGGACGATCTCGATGATGGGATTGAATACGTCCGAGCAGATAAGGCCCGCGCAGACCTGGCGCAACCCTCCCCGGCGCCGGAGCTGGAGCGGCCGGACTTCGGCGCGTGGTGGGCGACCTATCCCCTTGAGGACTTGGTGGACTACAACAGCCAATCGGATCGGATGCACGCCGAGTTGGTCTGGAAAGCATGCTATGCCCAGCACGACCGCATCATCGGGGCGCTGCGGGCTGAAATCGACGAGGTGGACGGACTTTCCAAGCGCCTTGATGACCTGCTCCATCAGACTGCTATCGCCCTGCGCGGCCCCGAGCCTGCGCTTACCCGGTACGGATATGCCGACCTGCCGCTACGTGTAAAGACACTGCTGGAAGAGCGCGACGTCGACCTGGCCAAGCTGGCAGCGATGGAGCAGCAGGAGCCGGTGGCATGGGTTACTGAGACTGACCCTGAAGTCACCATGGGCCGTGGAATCAACTGGTTCCCGAAAAACGTCGCAAAGCTACCCGTGGGAACCAAGCTCTACGCCGCCCCGGTCGCCCAGGCTGGGCAGGTGCCGGAGGGCTACATGCTGATTACCCAGGACCAGGTAGAGCGCCATGCGACGACTGCGTGGGAATGCCCTCCGCAGAGCCGCGTTGTCCTGGTCAGCACCCTGAAGCGACTGCACGAGAAGAACGGGGCCGCGCCTCAGCCGGCGAAGGCTGGTGGTCAATGATCGAACTTCGCCCCATCACCCGAGACCTGGCCGACCAGTTCATCCGACAACACCACCGGCACCACAACGTCCCAGTCGGGGCTCTGTGGCGGCAAGCCGTTCACGATGACGATGGCAACCTGGTCGGTGTAGCCGTCATCGGTCGACCAGTCGCGCGCGCCCTGGATGACGGGTTGACCGCAGAAGTCACCCGCCTGTGCACGGATGGCACTCCGAACGCTTGCAGCATGCTGTATGCGGCAGCGCGGAGAGTCGCCCAAGACAAAGGCTATCGACGCGGCCTGACCTACATCCTGGCCAGCGAAAGCGGTGGCAGCCTCCGCGCAGCTGGTTGGCGCCTGCTGTGGGAAGTGAAAGGCAGGAGCTGGAACTGCCCGAGCAGGCCGCGCACGGACAAGCACCCGACGGAAGACAAACAAGCATGGGGCTGGGGTTCCTGGCCGCTAGCCGCCGCGCCTCAGCCGGCGAAGGGGGAGTGACCATGAAGCAAGCCGAATTCCGGGCAGAGCTGGTCAAGATCATGCCCGGCTACGACTGGACGGTTCACGCGAGCCGCAGCAGCGAAAGGCTGCTTGTTGCCACCGGTATTCAATCCAGCGGCTCCAATCGCCTCTCGACGCTCCGCGTGGAGCGCCGCGATAACTACGCCAGCTCCGGCAAGCCCCGGTACGAGGTGAAGAGCGCTGGCTACGGGAGGCGGGCGCCCTGGTTGCATACCGCAGATGGAACAACGCTGGCCCGTGCTCTCCGAGCACTGCAAGACCATTACGAGTACACCGCCAGCACGTATTACCAGCACGCTGAAGCGCTGAAGGCGGGCCGTAGGGCGCCAGCCGCCGCGCCGGCGCAGGGAGGCGAGTGATGCCCAACTACAAAGCCGCATTCGAGTCTGCATCGCTCGACCTGAGCGCGATCATGTCCTTACTCGGCTTCACCAGCTATCCGGGGATCGATCCGATGCTTCGAGCCATCACCGACCTGGTGCTGGCCAAGGCCGAGTCCCAGGCGCTCAGGGATGAAGTCGCAGCCCTGCGCGCAAGGGTGGTTGTGCCGGAGCGCATGGCTGCATCTCCCGTCTACTTCGAGGGGCAGAGAGCTATAGGCTGGAACGCCTGCCTCGACGAACTGGCGCGCCTCAACGGCAAGGTGGTGAGCGAGGGGCTGTTGCGTGATCTGCTGAAGTCCGCGCAGAAGCTATCTGACCGTGCTGCGGGCTTTGCAGTTTCCGGCGTGGAATTCATAGAGATCGGCGACAACAACAGCGCCATCGTGGAACTGGAAGTGACGTTGGACGAACTGCGCGCCCTGCTCGGCGAAGGGAAGGAGAACGGCCATGCCTAAGCTCATCTGGCCGCGGCGAATGCTACTCCGCGCAACGGAGTGGCTGGAGTCCGCGATGCGCCGGCATCCGGATTACGACCGCAACGATCCTGAGTACATCGCGCTACAGAACGACATGACCGCGATGAAGCGCCGGCTGAATAGCGAGATTCGCGAGAAGGAGGAAGACGACCGTGCCTGAATTGAAACCCGTGTCATCCCTCGATGTCTGCGAACTACTGCGGCGCTACCGACGCGACCTGAGCATGCGCTCATTCCCCTGCAACGACGAAGGCGACTGGAACTTGCGCTGGACGCGACAGGAGATAGGGCGCGTCGACAGAGCGTTCTCCACGCTGCAGCAGGCCGAACTAAGCATCCCCGCCGACCAGGTGCTGGTTAAGCGCGAATCATTGTCGATTATTCTCGACTACATCAAAGGCGATTGCGGTCATTCGCAGGAAGACATCTTCCACGCTGCATTGAGCCTTCAGATTTCTCTACGCGCCAAAGCCTAACCATCCTCCACCCATTTTCCCCTTAACCGCACACCCATACGGGAGGCAGAACTGTGCCCGAGTTTCGTCCATGCCCAGCCTGCCGAGGCTATGCCTTGGAAGCCAGCTGGTGCCACAAATGCGGCGGCAAAGGTGTCGTCGATGCTCACGCCGAGCAGCAGTTGTCCGAGGCGATCCTTGGCCTGCTCGAGCGAACCAAATTCCAATGCGCCGCCCGAGGCTGCGACGGCTGCACAGTGTGCAAGGAGAACGACCGTGCCTGACATTCGAGAAGAGTTTGAAGCGTGGCACCACGCTGAGTTCGGCTACTGCATCTCTGAGGAAGATGATGCTTGGAGCGCAGGAGAATGCGCCAAGCGCTGGGAAACCTGGCAAGCCAGCCGCGCGGCTCTGAAGGTGGAGCTGCCGGATAACTCGGCTCGCGCTGGTAGTGATCCCTATCAGGACGGCTACTACGCCTGCCGCGAAGAAGTGGAAGAAGCCCTCCAGCAAGCCGGAATAGAGGTGAAGCAGCAATGACCGACAATCCTATCGATGCCAAGGTGCTTGAGCACCTGCGAAAGATTCAAGGCTCTACCGCATGGGCAATGCGACACGCCATAGGCGAGGACAGGCCGACGATAAGCAAGGCTCTGAATCGGCTCAAGCGCAAAGGGCTTGTTGAGTGCAACGGAACTCCCTACTGGGTGGCAACCGGACTACGAGGTACGCACGCATGAACGACCTCACCAAGCTGAAGGAGCTGGCGGAGCGGGCTTCTGCGCTGCACGGAACCCCCAGTCTCGAACACTCTGCGGCCATCACTGAGTTCCGCAGCGCCGCCAACCCCCAGGCCATCCTCGGGCTGATTGCCGAAATCGAGGAACACGACGGGATTCTGAACGTTTGGCGCGGGCGCACTCAGCGAGCCGAAGCGGAAGCAGAACGGCTCAAGGCGGAGAACGAGGCGCTGCGCGAGAAGCTGAACGACTGCGCCATCTCCCTGCATGGCGAGATGCTGCAGAAGTACGGCGGACAGATGCCCGAGGACATGCACCCAGTCACCAGGCGCAACTACGACCGCGACATGGCGGAGGTGGAGGAATACCGGGCAGCCCTGGAAGGAGGCGCAGATGACCGACCGTGAACTGCTGGAACTGGCGGCTAAGGCGGCCGGCTACCAATTCTCCACTTCGATGCGCAGCCTTTCCCGGCCGCCAGTACCGGTAATCCTCGCAGAATCAGGCCGATGGAAGCAGTGGGATCCGCTGCATGACGATGGTGATGCGCTGCGGCTGGCGGTGAAGCTGGCCATCGAGATCAGTCCATGCCCCGAGCATGACAGCGTTATGTGCGAGCCGAAGGGCAGTCCTGATTCGATCATCACCACCGAAGCGCTCGACGACTACGGAACCCGCCGCGCCGTCGTCCGCGCCGCTGCCGAGATCGGGAGGCAGATGGGATGAGCGAGTGGATCAGCGTCAAGGATCGGCTGCCGCCGGAGGATCAATGCGTCCTCGTGTGGGTGGACGGTGGTATCGAGTTCGCTACTCAGCACAACAGCTTCTTCGTGGATGAATTCCACGACCTGCTTGACGTAACCCACTGGCAACCACTCCCCGCCCCACCCTCCGCATAACCCAACCCCATTCCACCATCGCCGGCGCGATGAGGTATTGCCATGAGCGCAGCAGAGAAGATCGATCGCTTCATGCGCATCGAAGAAGTACTCCACACCACGGGACTTGGTAAGAACACCCTGTATCGTCGGATTCGCGAAGGCTCGTTCCCGAAACAGGTTAGAATAGGACCCAACTCGGTCGCCTGGCGCCAGTCTGATGTCGAAGACTGGATGCGGCGAATCAGCCCCAGCAACGACCAATCAGTACATCAATCAGTACACCAGCTGCGCGAAATCCTCTGAGGTCAGCGCGCCATCTGCATCACAGGAAATTTCGTGGAACTGTTCAAGGAATTCACTTTCGAGTCCGCCCACCGCCTGCCCCACGTCCCGGAGGGCCACAAGTGCGGCCGCCTGCACGGCCACTCCTTCCGCGTGGCGCTGTACATCGAGGGCGAGGTCGACCCGCATACCGGCTGGATCCGCGACTTCTCCGAGATCAAGCAGATCTTCAAGCCGATCTACGAACAGCTCGACCACAACTACCTGAACGACATCCCCGGCCTGGAAAACCCCACCAGCGAGAACCTCTCGCGCTGGATCTGGCAGCAGGTCAAGCCGCTGCTGCCGGAATTGTCGCGGGTGCGGGTGCATGAGACCTGCACCAGTGGCTGTGAGTATCGCGGGGATTGATGCTGCGTAGCGCGCAGCTCCTCGTAGGAGCGAGCTTGCTCGCGAAGGGTGCTTCCCGGTGACGCAGATGTTGGGGGTAAGAGCGCCCTCTCCCCAGCCCTCGGCTGCGCGCCCCGCCCTGAAGGGAGAGGGGCTGTTCTGAGCGACGTGTCGGTCAGGCGCCATCCTCCCACCTTCGTCATTCCCGCGAACGCGGGACGCGGCTCCATCGCGAACAGCGCTTGCGCTGGCCCGAAGGGGGAATAACCCAGTTGCCTCGGCTTGGGTGTTTCTGCGCCGCTCCGAGTTTGCCCGACCGTCTTGTTTCGCCCCCTCGGGCGAGTCCCTTTTGTCAATCGCCACAAAAGGAACCAAAAAGGCTTGCCCCGACATACGGGCCCGATGGAGCCGGGCTACCCTCACGAATTCCCCCGCCACGGAGGCCCGCCCCGAGGGTACGTCCCTGTAGCCCATCGGGGCTCTCGCGACATCCATGTCGCATGAC